CGACCCTACGGCCATCGGCACGCTCGGATATTACAAGAATGCCATCTACATTGATGAAGAATGCTACCGCACTCAGATGCTCAATGCCGACATCATCAAGGAGATAAAGCGACATCCCGAAGGTACCACGCGCAAATGCTGGTCAGAGAACGCAGAGCCTAAGACCGTGCGAGAGATTCGCAATGCTGGCATTCCCATCCTTGCCACAAAGAAAGGTGCAGGTTCTGTCGTGGACGGTATTCAGTTCATGCAGGGTCTTGTGATATACATCACGGAGCATTCCGTCAACTTCATCAAAGAGTTCGACAACTATACGTGGATGCAAGATAAAGATGGACGTTGGCTCAATGTGCCTGTTGATGACTACAATCATGGTATCGACGGGGCAAGGTATGTCTGCTATAACGAGCTGATGGGTAAGAGAAACAAAGAGCAGGAACATTCCTCTTCCGCAAGTGCATTTAATCATTAAAACAGATAGAGATATGAGTACATTGAAGAAAACACCCAAGAATTTGCAGGATATTCTCGCCATCGAGGACATCTCTGTCAAGATTTCCTATTTGAAGAAAGGACGTAAGAGAGAAATGCCGAAGGTTGACCAGCTCAAAGATGACTGGGAGCCGTCGCGCCATGACATCATGGATGAAAAGAAGGTCGGCAAGGTGAAGGTGCTGAAAAAGCTCGCATGGGATGAGTTCAACGAAAAGACTGGGCAATCTATTCACCATGAGCCTGAGTACGAAGATAAGGAGCCTAACCGCATCGCACTTCCTATCGAGCAGGATATTGTCAACATTCAGACTGCTTTCACCGTAGGCACAGAACCGAAGTTGATATGTGAGCCTGACGATAAAGAGAAGGGAATCTTGGAAGCTTTGAAGAAGGTGCTGAAAGCGAACAAGATGAAGTACATCAACCGTAAAGAGGTACGTGCCTGGCTCTCCGAGACTGAGGTGGCAGAGTATTGGTACGTCGTGGAGGATAATATGGGCTTCTGGCGCAAGATATTCGCAAAGGTCGCTGCACTCGTAGGTGTGAAGGTTGTACCCACCAAGCGACTGAAATGTGCTATATGGTCGCCCTTCCTTGGTGATAAGCTTTATCCGTTCTATGATGAGACAGGCGATATGGTTGCTTTCAGCCGTGAATATGAGCGTAAAGACCTCGACGGGGTGAAGCATACCGTCTTTATGACTATCACCAAGACAAACGTGTTCACATGGGAAACGCTCGATAGCTGGATGATAAACGAAGAAGGTACTTTCGCCCACAGCTTCCGCAAACTGCCCGTGATGTTCGTTGACAGGGATGACGCATATTGCGCCAAGATTCGCGCCATACGTTCAAGGCTGGAGAAATGTCTATCCGGCTATGCTGACTGCATCGACAATCATTTCTTCCCAAAGCTGCTGTTGTTCGGTGAGCTTGATGAGCTGTATGGCTCAGACCATCGCAATCAGATATTGCAGATGACGGGCGACGGAGTGAACGCACAATATCTGACGTGGAACCAGTCAGCAGATCCCGTGAAGGTTGAGATAGAGACATATTTCAACCAATGCTATGCTCAGACAGGCACACCGCGCATCAGCTTCGACCAAATCAAAGGTACGACAGCACTCAGCGGTGTTGCTTTCCGCTACGTGTTCATGGCAGCTCACATGGCCGTAGAGAATCATGGCGAAGAGCTGGGCATGTTCTTCCAGCGTCGTATCAACTTCTTGCTGTATGCCCTTGGCGACATCAACGCATCGTTCAGAGAGTCATCAGAGACCATCGACGTGGAATGTGAGATTGTTCCCTACCTCATCGACAACGATAAAGATAAGGTGGATGTAGCTGTAGCTGCTGTATCTGGCGGTGTGTGGACTACCGAAGCTGGTGTGGCTTACTGCAACAACTATGGCGAGCTGCATGACCAGGTGGAGCAGATAAAGGAAGAGCAGGCTGCAAAGAACCAGCTTCAACAGAAACAAGGCCAAGAGGGGCAATAGTGTTTTTTATATTATTTGTTTTAGGTTAGTAGTATTAGTAGTTTGTTGGGTACGGCTGTCCGTGATGGATGGTCGTACTTTTATATTCTATTTGTACGATTTAAGAATTTTGGGCATAAAGAAAGCTGCCACCCATCCGTGACAGCTTCCGATTGTGCGCCCAGTGACATGAGGACAATGCTCGATGAGTGGACGGCTTGCGGTCGGTGTGGATGGCACCTTCCGCTGTAGTTCTTAAAATGACCGACAATGCACCACATATATGCTCTGTAGTTTTAACGACGTTTCAGCTTCGTCGGTGCTTCTCGCGGAGTGTCACCCTTTCGGGATTGTCGGTCATCATTGAAAGGAGGATGTTGCAAAGGTACGCAAAAAAAGCCAGTATCTCGCATCTATTTTCCTCTTTTTGCGACAAAAGCCCAATTGTCGCGCCCAAAAGAAAAGATTTTGTGTTTTCCACGGATTTTGTGTTTAACTTTGGGGTGCTTTTTTAAACAATTAAAATGTATTGAGAGATGACCATCTACGAAAAAATCTTAGCTGGACTGCAAACGAAATTTGTCGGAGCAGACACGGCAACACTTCAACGGATTGCTTCTAAGAAATCCGAGGGAGTAACGGACGAAAGTCAGGTGCAGGCGATAGTCGATACCGTGACTTTGGCGGACGTAATGAAGAACTATGGCGACCGGAGGGCTGATGATGCTTCCAAGACGGCAGTGCAAACTTACGAAACGAAGTTCAACATCAAGGACGGTAAGCCAGTGGAAAACCAGCAGCCTACAGTGCAGCAACCTACGGTACAACAGCCGACGGTGCAGCAGCCGACCGTACAGCAGCCTGCCCAGCAGCCTGCCCAGCAGCCTACTGACATCGCAAACGCTATCGCGCTGGCTCTCGGCACAGCCTTGAAGCCCATCACTGACCGCTTAGACAAGATGGAAAGTGCATCGGTGCAGGCAGCATTTGACGCAAGGGTGGACGCAGCTGCAAAAGCCTTTGGTATTCCCGAATTTGCCTACAAGGGCAGAACCATCGACCCATCTGTGGACTTGAACGTGTATTTCACGGACTTGAAACAGACGATGATTAACCAAGGTTACAAGTTCCCGACCGCGCCCCAAAGCGGTGGTGACCCTAACGACAAACCTGGGCAGACCTTCGCCAACTGGACGGAAGAGGGAACAAAATCATTAACTCAACAAAACAAGTAAACAATGGCAGCAGGTACACAGTACAATCTCACGCCTGAATATCAGCCCCGTGAGTTTTACCGCGTCGAGACGGGTGTCCGCAAGAGTGGCCCTTGGAAGCTGAATACCGACAACCTCGTTGACGGCTCTTTCCTTCCTCCGTTCACCCCTGTTAAGGCAGACCTCAAGACGCGTGTTGTGACGGTTGTCCGTAATGCAAAGGTCGTCGAGGCTTATGCAAGCGGTACATCTGTCAAGATTGCTAAAAATTCCCTTGTCTATAAAGGTATGATGATTGGTGACGGCAACGAGACCGTAAAGGTAAGTGCCATCGACACATCGAATGCCAATTATGACACTATCACCATTGCAAGTGCTTTCAGCAACGCTATTGCAGTTGGTGCTATTCTCTTTGAGGCCGTTACGCTGGTAACTGGTAAGACCAAGGCAGGCTCCAAGGATGCCACATCTCTTGACATCGCAAAGAACAGCGGTGTGAAGGCTGGCATGAGCATTGTCATCGGTGAGACCACATATAAGGTGACAGCAGTTGACACCTCCGACGGTTCTAAGGATGTTCTGACCCTTTCAGAAGGTTTGGCAGCTGACGTGGCTGCAAACACAAACTTTGTTGAGGCTCAGAAGAGTGTCCAGCTGAACGTCGCCAACTTCGTCACCTATGACCGCAAGAAGGTCGAGGTCGGCAAGATTGTCAACGTGACCCTCTTGATGCAGGCTTACGAGGTCAAGGAGAGCAAGCTCATCCTTCCCTTTACTGAGGCTGACAAGATAGGTCTGACATCGCGTTTCCAGTTTGAGTATTAAATCCTTTAAACGTAACAGAATATGGAAAGATTGACTATATCAATGCTCTTTGACAACCCACTGATTGTGTCGGCTGTCATTGACCGTGTTTTGCAGACGCGTCAGGATGCTATCTACTGGATGCAGTATGGCCGTTTCATGGAGACACGCACGAGAATCTTCAAGACCTATCTCGGCACCGTTACAGGTGTCCGCGCTGGTTCTATCATCGGACAGCACGACAAGAAGCCTATTCAGGAGCGCAAGACCCTTGGCTCTGGCATTACTGAGGTGGCTTACCTTGGCGACCGCTATCAGATTGACACCGCCCGTCTGTCAGACCTGCAGGATCTCGTTGACAAGTTCAACGCTGCCGATGACAACGGAAAGCGCGCTGTGTGGGATGAGATTGTGAACTTCATCTATGATGACTTCCGTCAGGCTCTGTTGATGGCTCACAAGCGTATGGATATTGTCGTCGGCTCACTGCTGATGACTGGTAAGGCAGAGGTTCACCTCGCTGACAACCCCGACGGAGAGAAGATGTTGGACATCAACCTTCCGTTCCATACCATCACCCCAGCTGCAAGTGTGAAGACTACGTTCATCACCTACATGCAGAAGAAGGTGCAGGAACTCCAGCCTAAGTACGGCAAGTTTGCGAAGATGATTATGAGCCGTGGCACATTCGTCAAGAACGTCATCGGTTCTTCTGAGTTCAGCAGCACGTTCCAGATGTTGCTCGGTAAGGAGCGCTTCAATCTCGCTTCTGGTCTGATTACCTCGCAGATGGCATCTGATGTCTTCACGGGTATCGGTCTGCCTGCTATCGAGATTAAGGAGGATTTCGTGGAAGACCAGAACGGTGACAACGTTCAGATTTATGCAGATGACCGCATCACTCTGCTTCGCTCTGACGATGTTCTTCGTATGCGTCACCACACACCTTACCGTGTGAAGAATCCTCTCCGTGACCGCACGTACAACCGTGTACAGGGTCAGGGCGACCTGCTTATCAGCAACATCGAAGATGAGGAAGGACGTTACATTGAGTACGAGTGCGAGTGGATTCCTGAGTTCATTGCACCGAACAAGATTGTGAACCTCGACCTCACAACGATGAACGCCTGAGAATAGGTAACGGGACGTGGCTCTTCGGAGCTGCGCCCCACATTTAATAACTAAAAAAACAAAATCAAAAATGAAGAAGTTTCTTTTGTGTTCGCTGATGGCATTCTGCCTTACGCTGACAGCCAGCGCAAGCACCATCGGCTACGAGCCTCCCAAGGTGGGTGTTGAACTGCCAGACATCGGCTTTGCCGTGCCAGTCATGGACGTGGTAGAGTACGCTGTCGTGAACTATGAGATGATGACTGCCCCCGTGCAGGTAATCACTGACGCTGCAGATGCTCCGCTCTTTGCGGTTAAGGTCTGTCCTCTCTTTTCAATGGTCAAGGTGCCTACAGTCAATTCCGCTGGTAACTATATACGATTATGCAACCATCCACCTGTTACTATCGGACTGAATTGCAAGAACCTCATCAATGTGCCCAAGCCCAGTTCCATGCGTGTCAGCAATACCTTTCGACAACGCAGTCAGAATCTCGCTTGCAGCTACATTACGTCAGGCTATAGACACCATAGTTACAACTATCTGAATTAGCTGACAGATGACGATAAGCGACCACATCAAACAGCTCTTTAGCGGATTCCGTATCACGCTGAATGAAGCTGCGATTGCAGAGATAGGCCAGAATGTCGATGTAACTGCGGAATATACATCGGACGTGAACGCCCAGGTGAACGTGGCCATCATCAAGTTCGCGCCTATTCTCTTGCTCACGCCAAGCTCTTATTCAGTCAGTGAGAACGGCCATTCGAAATCCCAAGGCTTCAATGCTGACGGCTTCCTAAAGTGGTACGCGCTGATGTGTAAGCGATACGGCCTCAAAGATGAACTCAACAACGAGAAACCCAAAATAACGTTCCTGTAATGTTAGATGATGCACCCCATATATTGAATGTCTGTACCGAGCGTCCTATGGAAATGGACGAATACGGAAAGCCCGTCAAAGGCTCTGGCGGTTTGACGTGCGTAGGACTTACCGAATGTTTCTGCCACGACAATTCTCAGATGAAGCAGGTATCAGTCAACGGGGAGCTGTGGACGTACAACTATCATATCGTCTATGAGGGTGAGAAGATTGCCCTTGGCACGAAGGTGACGTGTACGGACAAAGAGACAGGGCGTATAGTCGGTGAAGGTACGGTCACGAAGAATGCCGAGTGCTATTCCTCAGAGCTTAAAGGACGTTGCGACCTATGGTTATAGCCAACAGTGACTTTTCTGATGTCGATAAGTTCTTCAAGGACGGAAAGGCAGAGGTGAAGAAAGCCGTTGAAAGAGTGGGCGACGAAGCTGACGCATACGACGTTGAGCATGGCGACTATCAGAACCGCACGGGAACGCTCCGCAAGAGCAACCGCCATGAGGTAGATGACAATGCCAATCTGACGCTCATCAACGACGCTAAGAGCAAAGAGGGATATGCTTACGCATCCGACGTTGAATCGAAAGGCTATCAAGTCAGAAGCGGTGGTGCGCTATTCGCTGAAAAGAGATTAAAGGAGATTTTCGAGTAATGATAATGACGAGTGACATAGCTGATATTCTGTACCGTGACTGCCAGCAGTTCGGTATCAGTGCCATCTATCGCAAGGGGAATGTTCCCGAAGTGACAGGTGGCAAACTCACGGCTGAACGTATCGTCATCTTGCCGAAGCGACAACAGCCAGGCAAGCAGTGGATAAAGGATTTCGTGGAGGTGAACCTTTGCGTACCAAACCTTGAAGGTGATGTTGCAGACCTTGGCAGACTTCAAGAACTGGAGCGCATGGCAAAGGCCACCCTTGACCACAAGACGGGCATGTTCGACGGCACTCGCTATCATTACGCGATAGACACGATAGATGGCACTGCCAAGGATTCCGACATCAAGTGTCACTACGTGAATGTAAGATTATTGTTCAAAGTTTTAAATGTTATTTGATTATGGCTGATAATGCAAATGTTATTTTGTCTGCTATTGACATCAAGAAGCTGTACTATTGCGACCCTTCGCTGGTATCTGCTGACTTGACCGAGGCAGCTGTGAAGGCTCTGCTGGCCAACCAAGGCGTAAAGGAACTCATCAACGTCCATCAGGACACTTGGACGATTGAAGAGACAGAGGCTTCGCAAGAGAGTTACCGCAATCAGCTCAATGGTGAGGTGTACCGCAAGGGAAAGAAGCAGATGGGCGACCTGAACTTCAATTTCACCCTTGGCCAGTACGACTATCCCACAAAGGCTGCTTTCCTCGGTGGAACTGCCACCGCTACGTCATGGAAGCGCGCCCGTGGTGCCGTTGACATCCACATGTGTCTGATTGCCCTCACGGATGATGACCAGTACGCCATCCTGCCGTATGCTTCTATCGCTGGACGCGAGAACACTACGGACGGAGCTGTCGGTCTTCCCGTCGTAGGCTCTATGGTGTCACCCAAGACTGCTGCCATCGCGCCTGAGTATTGGTTTGACAAGGCTGCTGTTGACGCTGCAAACGCAGGCTGATTGACAGACAGAGAGTAATCCATTGGGGTGGTTAGTGGAGCATTCCACCGACTACCCCTTAATTATTTAATGAGAGATATGAATCAAGCAGCAAAGTTAGTGAGCAGTGCCATCGTAGGTGCTGACTTCAAGCTGGTAGAGGTGAACGGCAACATGTACCCCGTTAAGCCTCCCACCATCAACCGCGTTGCAGGTGCTGTCGCCTGTCTGAGCGGTCTCGCACTCAATGACGGTGCAACGATACGCGATGTGTTGAATACCCAAGAGAATGCAAGGGAATATGCCCGTGCGCTCTCTTTCCTTATACAAGAGGACTATGAGCTTACCGATGAACTTGCCAAAGGCACATACGATGAGGTCATAGAAGCCCTTGACACCGCCTTTGGCATGATTTCGGGGCGGTCTTTTTCGATTGCTGCCAGCTTGACGAAGAGCGCAAGCGCGCTGGTAGCAAAAAGCCTCAGATAATAGGAGGTCAGACCCTGATAGGTCAGATAGCCACATACATAGATAGCTTGCATCTATCGTATGAAGAGGTGGTATATAAGATACCGCTTCGCGTGCTCCAGCTGATGATGCGTGACAAGCAGCATGAAGCGGTGGGTACGGTTGTAAGAAGAACAAGCGGTCGAGACATGGCCGCAAGGAGAAAGAGAAACCAACAAAAAGAATAAGATATGCCAGTATTAGCGTTCAAGGTGCAGGCTGATTGGGAGAAGGTAGTCCGTCTGCGTGAAGAGATAACGAAGCTGAAAGCCGAGATGAGAGGTATTGATGCAGTCAACTCCCCTGCAGCGTTCAACACCCTCAACCAGCGGCTGAAGCAGTGTACCACAGAGTTTAACAACCTCACCACCGAGGCTGTTCAGGCAGGTGCGAAGATTGAGAGCGGTTTCAAGAAGAGGATATTCGATGCCCAGCAGGTCGTTAATGGCCTGTCGGAAGAGATTATCAAGCAACGTAAGATTGTCGCTGACACCACCGATGACTTGAAGAAGCTCACAGAGCAGTACCGAAACCTCAAAGCCAACGGACAGAACCTTGCAGCCTCCAACATGCTTCCGCAGCTCAACAAGGTCAAGAGTGCGCTCGATGAGCAGAAGTACGCCCTCTTTGAACTCACTCAGGAACGGGCAAAGGAACAGATAAGCGTCAAGAAGCTACGTGAAGAATACCAGCTGTTTGCCAAGGATTCCGATGCAGGCACTGACGCGCTGGCGAAGATGAAGTCACAACTGCTGGGTGTGGGAAAAGGCTTGCTTGCAGGAATGGGGCTGAAAGAGCTTGCAGCGGACATCATCCGTGTACGTGGCCAGTTCCAGCAGGCAGATACGGCCATCGCCACCCTGTTAGGATCAGAAGAGCGTGCAAAGGATTTGCTTTCGCAGGTTAGGGAATATGCAAAGATAAGTCCGCTGGAGTTCGGTGACATCACAGCGGCCACTCAGATGATGCTTGGCTTCAATGTGGAGGCAGAGAAGGTGCCTGGCTTCATCAAGGCCATCGGTGACGTGTCTATGGGTGAGAGCAGTCGCTTCAACTCCCTTACGCTCGCATTCTCTCAGATGTCGGCAACTGGCAAGTTGATGGGTCAGGACTTGAACCAGATGATAAATGCAGGCTTCAACCCGTTGCAGATTATGTCCGAGAAGACAGGCAAGTCCATCGCACAGCTAAAGGAAGAGATGTCGAAAGGTGCTATCACCTCCGAGATGGTGCAGCAGGCTTTCATCGACGCTACGAGTGCAGGCGGCAAGTTCTTCAATATGTCAGAGAATGCCGCCAAGACCATCAACGGCCAGCTCTCCATGATGCACGATGCCATAGATTCTGCCCTCAATGAGATAGGCACGAAGTCAGAGGGCATGATAACGACGGGAATATCGGGTATTACCAAACTGATAGAGAACTATGAGACCGTCGGACGTGTATTGCTCGGACTGGCTACCACCTACGGAACGTACCGCACAGCCGTTGCCCTTGTGACCTTCGCACAGAACGGCCATACCCTCGCCATGACGATGGCACGCGCTCAGATATTGCTTACACAAAAGGCGCAGGCTCTCCTAAACGCCACCATGCTTGCCAATCCGTATGTGCTGGCTGCTGTTGCCCTTGGTGGTCTGCTGGGTGTGGTCATCGCTACATCTGACAGTCTTAATGCTGCAGAGAAAGCACAGCGTGACTTCAATGAAACATTGGAAGATGCGGAAAAGAAGCAGGCTGACTATAATGCAGAGACCGAGAAAGCCATCAACCTTGCAAACAACGATGCAGCTGCAACTGGTGATAGGCAGGGAGCTATGGACTTGCTCATCAAGCGTTACCCCACCATCATTCAGAAGTACATCGATGAAGAGGGGCATCTGAGAAACATTCTCCAGCTAAAGCGAGAGATTGCCGAGATAGACGGGCAGAGAGCCGTGCAGGGCTATCAGAATGAATCAGCGCGCTTTTCCCGTTATGCCTACCTTGCAGACCAAGTACGTAAGGCTCAGACTGGCGGCACGCAGTTGACTGCTGGCGAGAAAAAAGAATGGGAAGAGGCCAAGGAGTTTTACTTCAAAGATAAGAATTGGACTTCAAAGATTACCGATAGTGCTACTGATATACGCGACTATTTCCAAAAGATGTCGCAAAAATTCAGCCAACAAGCAGAAAAGCAGACGGCTCAGAACTCCGTCCGCAGGTTCCAAGAGACCATTGCAGGCTATACAGAAGCCCAGCTGAAGCAGTTGCAGAATGCCATTCAGAAAGCCAAGGGGCAGAAGGGAAAGGTTGCTTTAAAAGGATACAGCGACCTTGAAGGTGCAGCACTCAGTCAAGGTGACATCGCTGGCCTCGATAAGTATGTAGAGGGCTTGCTGAAAGCCAAGGGAAGTACCGTCATCAATAAGGCAGAGCTGACTAAGCGAAAGAAGAAGTTGCAAGCTGAACTCGATGCCCTTTCAGTGGAAGCCGCAGCCGGAGAGAGAGGTGCAGCCCTCAAAAAGAAGATTGAAGCCATAGACAGGCAGTTAGGCAACTATTCCACATCTTCTAAGAGAGGTAAGGGTGGCAAAGGCACTACAGCCGATGATGTCGAAGAGAAAAAGACCGATGTTCTCTCCAAGCAGAAGCTCGCCCAAGAGCGTGCAGCCAAAGACCTCGAATTTTCCACCCGTGAGGCTCAGATTAAGGCGATGCAGGACGGCACGGACAGAGTGCTGGCACAGATAGAGCTTGACCGCGACAGAGAGGAAGAGGCTATCCGTCGCTCCTATGAGGACATGCGCTTGAAACGTGTAGAGGAAGCCCGTAAGGTGTGGGAGGCTGACCCGAAGAACAAGGGCAAGAACTTTTACGACACCCAAGAGTACGCGCAGGCCAACACCAACACCCAAGAGGAAACGGACAACCGCGATGCACGGTTGAAAGCTGCCCTGGCTCAATACAACAAGAGCCTTGAAGAGCAACGCAGGTCGGAAGCGCAGGCCATGTACGACTACCTGCAAGAATATGGCACCTACCAGCAGAAGAAACTTGCCATTGCAGAGGAATATGCCGCCAAGATTGCCGAAGCCAATAAGAAGGGTGACACATGGACGGCAAAGAAGCTCGAAGCAGAGAGCAAGAGCAAGCAGTCTGCCATAGACACTGAGGCATTGAAGCAGAATATAGACTGGCAGGCTGTTTTGGGAGGCTTCACGGGCATGTTGGGCGACCAGCTGAAAAATACCCTTGCAAGCCTCAAAGAGTACGTCAGAACGCCCGAATTTGCATCCAAGAATGAGACAGACCAGCAGGTCATTTATCAGGCTATCGAGAGATTGCAGGGCATGATGGGCGGTGGTAAGGGTACGCTCAACTTCTCCGACATCAAGAAACAGATGGATGACCTCGGTGTGGCCGTCAACCGCTTGCAGCAGGCAAAGGCAAATGAATATATGGCCTACGAGAATCTGAAAAAGGCTCAAAGGGCATATCAGGAAGCCTTGAAGAGCGGCACAAAGGCAGAGCAGGATGAAGCAAAGTGGCGCCTTGAACTGGCTCAGAAGGTAGCCGATTCCACATCTAATCAGGTGCAGGTGCAGACTACGGCAGTTCAGAACCTCGCTACCAACCTAAAGGAATCGGAGCAGGACACGGTGGACGGCCTCAATATGGTTGCCGACGGACTGCAGGGCTTCGCAAGCAACTCCCTTTCGGGTGCTTTCAAGGGCATTCAGGACATGCTAAACGGCCTTTCCAAGCTCAATATCGGTGGCAAGGTCGGTGATGCTGTCAACAGCCTGTCAGAGACGTTGAGCAGTGCAGGCTTCATCGGTCAGCTCATAGCGGCTATCCTTTCCATCCTTGACATCCTCAAAGACGGTATTGGTACGCTGATAGCCAACCTCCTTGATACGGTGTTCAATGCCATCAACGGCATATTGTCAAATATCCTATCGCTGGACTTCATAGGTCAGATAGGCGGCTCTTTGATAAGCGGTGTTGGCAATGTCCTGAATACCGTCACCTTCGGAGGCTTTGACAGCCTCTTTGGTATCGGTGGCAATGAGGCAGAGGTTGCAGAGACCACCGAACGGCTTACCAAAGAGAATGAAGAGCTGCGCAAATCTGTTGACCGCTTGAAAGACGCTATGGATAATACCAGCGGACTGAAAGCCATCAACAACTACGAACATGCCTATCAGATGCAGGAGAAAGCCAACCGCAATCTGTTCGAGATATTGGATTCTCAGATGGGTTATTGGTCGGCACACCATTCCAATAACTACTATGCTGATGACGATGTTGTCCGTTCATGGCAGTCAAGGCTTAATGCTCTGTTCCGTGAGCACAGAGATGACTATGGACGTGGCAGTGTTGGCGACTTAGACCTCTCGCAAGGTATCGGAGCTTTCTATAACTTAGCGTCACCCGAACAGCTGGCCATCATCCGTGACTATGCTGGCGACATTTGGAGGTATCTCACAGAGGTAGGCAAATACGACAAGTCTGAATATTGGGAGAATGCTGCCGATGCAGCAGGCAAGTTGCAAGAGATAACGCACAGCCTCTATGAGAACCTCACTCAGATGAACTTCGACACCCTCAGAGATAATTTCCTTTCGTCTCTTATGGATATGAGCACCGATTGGGATGACACCTTAGAGGGCATGATGGATGACTTTGAAGAGATGTTCCGCAAGGCTTCGCTAAACTTCGCCCTGTCATCAACCAATGAAGAGTTGCGTAAGTTCTGGGAAGATTGGGGCGAGCGCATGAAGAACGGCACTGAGTTGACGCAGACAGACATCGACTATTATAGGACGAGATACAAGGCTCTTGTAGAGGAAGGCTTGAAGGAACGTGAGCGCATCGCACAGCTGACGGGATATGACGGCAACGATGACAAAGAGCAGTCAGCCACCGCCAACGGTATAGAAAAGATTACCCATGAGGACGCTGGAGTTATCGAGGGCAGGCTCACGGCCACACAGATAGCCGTAGAGCAGGGCAACACGAAGAAGGATGCCATTTTGTCGCAGGCGACCATGATGAACGTCACGATGAGCGATATTCGCTCCATTTCTGCCACACAGTGCGAGATAGCAGATGACACCCGTGACATATTGGCTAATTCCTATCTGGAACTTAGAGAGATTAACGAACATCAGGACAAGATAGAAAAGGCTGTTGTGGTCATCCAGTCCGATGTGGAAGAGATGAAAGAAGATATTAAAGACTTGAAGTAATGGCAAATGTTTCCGATTTACTGATTAACGGCCTTGACGCTTACCAGCAGTGGGGCGTGAGAATGGGCGACGGCTTCATGGGTGCCTTGAAAGCAGGCGCACCGATGAAGGAGTATATAACCAACGACAGCGCGTTGAAGGATGGTGTGGACTATTGCGATGCTATTCCGAAGCTGAACGAGCGTGATTTGACCTTACAGTTCACCATCGAGGGTGATACGGTGGCAGATTACGAGAGCCACTATGATGAGTTCCTGGCTATGCTCCAGCAGGGTAACGTCACCATACAAGTGCCGTCACGCTCTGCAAAGGTGTACCATCTGAAATACACTGGCCAGCAGATAACCTATGCGGAGAATATAGATGGTACTTTCTCGAAGTTCTCTGCCAAGTTCAAAGAGCCTGACCCGACGTTCAGAACGGCCACAAGAACGTGAAACACAAATGCAACATTATGAAACATTATACAACAATTTTACTGCACTACAAAGCGGTTTTTGCAACACTTTTGCAACACTGTGCAACATAAATGAGCGACAAAAGAATTAAAGTCGCGCCCTCCCCGTCAAAACGTGACGGGGATTCTTTTTTTGTGGCTAATTTTGGGGAAGAAAATTCGCGCGACATGGATATTTACAGCATTTATGAAAAGAAAATTTTAGAGGTACTGAAAACCAAGATAGCCAAACATGAGGAAGAGATGATGAAATCTAACTTCGTGCAGCTATCATGGAATGACACGACAAAGAAGATTCTCGAAGCTGGTACCTACATCATTCCGTTTGCCGACGGAGTGAAGTACCGCCTGCTTGATGACTATGAGCCGAAGCAGAAGACAGAAGTCAGCTTTGAGTATTCGCCCGAGTTCCAGCATCCCATTATGATGTTGGGCAAGATACCTTTCATTTTGGTGACTGGCGACACCACGTCTTTTCAAACAGCCGACAAAGAAACCGATTGGGTATATACGGGAGTGGCATCTACTATCATTCAGAAGGTAGTGGACTACATCAACATCATCGGTGCCGAGATTCCCGACATCGGTACTGGCTGGATTGCCGTCATAGATGCTGACATCATAGGCTCAAAGACCTGCACGTTCTCTGCGATGGACGTGCTTTCTGCCATCTCTGAGTGCTGTAACCAATGGAACTGCGAATACCATCTGCACTACGAGACGAAAACCCTATATTTCGGTAAGGTCGCCATCGGTGACGCTGTGACCCTCAAAGTGGGTGAGAATATCGGTATTCCGTCCGTCAGCGAGAGCAAAGAGGGCTACTATAATGCTTTTCTCGTAAAAGGATCAACGCGGAACATCTCACAGCGCAGTGCATCGGGAGAGAATACGGCAGTCAACAAACGGCTGACGCTCGACCCAGTGAAATACCCCTATGGCTATATCGACAAGCGCGAGAATACGGCTGAGCCTCTGATGGTCAAGGAGCTTATCTTTGAAGATGTCTATCCGAAGCTCGACCTGTATGTTTACAATCCCCGTTGCCGTACCCGTTACCTGAAAGATGATGACGGCAATACGGTGCTTGGTACTGACGGGAAGCCTAAGAAATACGCAGTATGGTACATCCGGCTTGCGTACCTTCAGAATGGTGTATGGATGGACTACAAGGTGGTTGACGAGATTCTTCTTTCCAACAAGTACAAGGCTGACAATGTAGGGTATTATTATAACCGATATGGAAATGCAGACCATTTGACCTACAAATATGCCGTCTTTACCAATGCTGATTTCGATGCGAAATGGTTTACCAACAAGGTTACATGCCAAACAGACTATTCCCAATACTATGTTACCGTCAAGGCTGGCAATATCGTTGAGACTGCCATCGCCATAAATAATAGCGGCACGCTGGTATTGCTCATCGGTAATTCCTATACGGACTACAATAGCGCAAGAAATGACAGCCGTGGCCGTGCTTTCCGCCTTGCAGCAGAAAAGGATGGTATCATCTTGCAGGGCTACATCAACGAAGCTAACATCCCCAGCGACTACCGCCACAGCCAGATACTTGACGGCATGGAGCTTTCTCTTTCGTTCCAGGCTAACGAGAATGATAATGCCTTGCCCTCTCCGCTTGCAGGGCAGGAGTTCAAGCTGCGTTACCATAAGGACGCTAAGACCATTAGGGCGAACACCGAAGATGGCGATTCGGGCATGTCGGTACTTGCTGGCGACTTCGAGATAGTTTTTGAGGAAGGTGACATCATCATTCCGACTACAGAAGAAGGTGAGCTGTACCCTCGCGGTGAGAGAACACCCAGCCTTACGGGAAACAAGGCCATTCTCTTCAATCTCGCAATGGATGAGCGTTACAAGGCACAGGCATATCTCGACCTTGAATCGACGGCCAACAAAGAAATAGAGCGTTTATGCTCAGACCTCAACAACTATACATTCCTAAGCAACCCTGTTGTATTCGAGAAAGAGCTTACCAACCCACATCTGCATGTTGGCATGAAGGTGAAATATGATGACGGGCAGGGCTATACCCTTGACACTCGCGTCTTGAAGCTCGTCACCCAGCTTGACTTTGAGTTCAAGCAGAGCATCACCGTGGGAAATGAGCAGATAAAAGGCACTATCTCAGAGCTGCGTGAGCAGATACAGCAGATTTCGACTGGTGGCGGTGGTACTGGCAGCGGTGGAGGTGTGAACATCTCTGAACTGAAGAACATGCTGATGTACTATGGCCGTAACTTCTTCCTCTCCAAGCAGAGCGATGACTATACGCCATATAACCTCGGTATCGGCAAAACGCTGAACGTAGGTGAGAACATCAACGTCAGCAAAGACCTCAATGTCGATGGCAATGCCAAGGTGGACGGTGATGTCGATATTGACGGCTTCCTGAAAGTGCTTGCAGCCTACATCAATAAATTGCAGTCAAGCAACTATACGGGCGACGGCCTCAATGATACAGGATTCAAGATTACCAACGATAAGGACGGACATTCGTGCCTTGTGGTCGATGAGCTGTTAGTGCGCATGAAAGCCGTCTTTAACGAGCTGGAGGTGCGCAAGATGACCTATTCGGGTGGTAACGTTGTTTACTCCGGTGCAGGCTCTAAGATATTCCGTGTTGAGTATTTGAAGAAAGCGTCGCCTGATGCAGAAGATGGTGAGGTTCTTGGCTATACGGTTGTCAAGGTGCCTTGGCTGCTGTATGGCAGTCCGCTGGCCATCGAGAACTATGTCCTTGGCTCCCGTAAGAAGGTGCGTACTGAGGTCAATATGGCCGAGGTTACGCATTTCCGCTGTTATCTGATTGCTGATGACGGCACGATGGCCACAACAAATTGGTGGGAGGCTTACGACCAGGCACGCTGTCAGACCTTCAACCTCTCGAAGAACGGACGTAACGCTGCTAACGGTACGGATAGCGTGAATACCTACGGAATAGATGAGAGCAATCTGCAAAACAACTTCTATTGGCGTTTGGTGAGCCATGTAGGACAACAGAGACTTGAAGATGACAAGGTATATAACTATGTTGACCTTTCAAAGACTGATTGCCTTGCAGGTAGCGGTATTCCCGTTGCAGGCGATTCTATCGTGCAGTTCGGTAACAGAAGCAAGGTAGAGCGTCAGAATGTCATCACATTAGAGGTCATCGGTGAAGATGCTCCAGCCATCAAGGAATATATGGGTATCAACAGCTATGACCTTACCAATAAGCGCAGGACTATGATTTCACCCCGTAGCGGTGATGAGTTCTATGCCACTCGCTTTGTCATCGTAACCTCCTATGGTGCGCAATATCCCGTAGCCGTTGACAGGGGCTTATGGCTGAATATCCCGTTGGACGTGAAAGGCAACCGCAGGTGCTACTACTATGATAGGGTATCACATAACGGCTCTACATGGCTCTGCATGGTCGCTGACGGCTGGCACTATGAAGATGCAGCAGGAAACGTCGTATCTTCCGACACTGAGGGCGCAATCAAGACGCGCAACTATACGACTGATGAGCCGAGCTTGACCTCTCAGAACTGGCAGATAAGCGTGGAGAAGGGCGAACGCGGCTATGCTACCTTCAAGTCGGTAGTGTTCAAGAGAGCTGCATCAAAGCCTGCCAAGCCAGCAGCCAACGAGGGCAGTTTCCAGTCGCCAGTACCAAGCGGATGGAGTGACGGACTGCCAGCAGGCACCGATACTATATGGATGACCTCTCGCATCTTCACTTCTGATGGCGGTGGCATTCAGGAAGCCGCATGGACGGATGTGGAACTGATGTCTGACACTGAGACCTTCGACGTGGAGTTTGCCATGTTACAGCCCAACAGGGCAAAGCCAGCAGAGCCTAACTATGCAACTAACGCTATCAAGGGCGATACATCTGCCAATAAGATATGGTATGACCCTTCCGAGATTGACGATGTAAACGTCAAGTCAGAAGATATGGTTTGGATGGCCACACGCACAAAGGACAATGGCGTTTGGGGCAACTGGACTATTGCCAAGATTAAGGGCGAAGATGGAGGTTTCAAATCATCTGTATTTGCCCGTACCAATACACGCCCTGCAACACCTGCAGGCGGTACTTACGCAAGTCCTTATCCCACGACACCTGCAAACGTATGGCACGATGGCATTCCCAACGGTGAGGCTCAGATATGGATGAGCGTATGCACCTTCTGGCCTGATGGCAGCTCTTCGGGATGGTCACAACCACAACCGCAAAGCGATACAGACACGCTCGATATAGAGTTTTCACCTTCTGCCACCGAGCCGTCTGCCCCTACAGGCAACACTCCTTTTGCCAACCACGAAAGCGAAGGGTGGTACGACCCATCATCTGCCAACTTCGCAACGGCAGGTCAGATGATATGGCGTGCCGAACGTAAAGTCTCCAACGGAGAATATGATGGTAGCTGGGTGATAACGAGGATATACGGTGAAAAGGGAGATACTGGACTTCGCGGTAACTTCAAGTCCACCGTGTTCAAGCGTACCAACACCACACCTGCAACACCATCTGGCGGTACTTATGACAGCCCCGTGCCGAGCGGATGGAGTGACGGTATTCCCGAAGGTACGGCTCAGATTTGGGCTTCATCATGCACCTTCTACGGCAATGGCGGTAATTCGGGATGGTCAACTCCACAGCCTCAGAGCGACACGGACACGCTCGACATCGAGTTCAGTCCGTCATCGACCGAGCCATCAGCCCCTTCGGGCAACACTCCTTTCGCCAACCACGAAAGCGAAGGATGGTACGACCCATCATCTGCCAACTTTGCAACGGCAGGTCAGATGATATGGCGTGCCGAACGTAAAGTTTCCAACGGAGAATATGATGGTAGCTGGGTAATTACCCGTATCTATGGCGAGAAAGGCGACCAAGGCAACAATGCCAAAGGAACCAAAATGCGTTTCACCGCTGCTATGACAGCCTCCGCAACAGCTCCGACGCTGGCAACCGTCAACAACTTCACATGGTATGATACAGCTGCATCGCCAACAGAGAGTTATCCTTGCGTATATTGCAGTATATGGGAAATCAATTATGACGGCTCGCTGGTTCAGTGCCTCAGTGTGTCGCTATTCAACCGATATGGAAAGACAGGAAACAACGGCAGTGACGCTTATTCGTTCCAGTTGTCAGCCCCGTCAGTCATCATCGGGCAGGCTACTACGTCGCCATATAGTATGCTCATAGACGGCACTCCTACGGGTAATACCGCAACGGCAATCATTGTGCGTAAGGGCAACAGAGCATGTACGGTGAATATATCGAGCCTGACAACACATCACTGCAATGCCAGCAGAACCTATGGAGGTACGACATATTCCAATATCTTCTGGATTACGGATGTGTTGACTGATTCAAACAGCAACTACTATGAGACGGGATATGTTGAAGTGACGTTCACCGTTACAGACCCCGACAACGCCAATAACACGTTCAGTACCACGTTGCGCTTCAATTTCTATTGTAACCTTATGGGAACGTGGAAAACGACTATTCAAGGTGACATTGAGCAATCTGTGGCAAATAAGAAATATTATACCTATGATGAAAACGGAAATGTTGTCAGCAATCAGACTATAGCAGAATATATCCGCTCGTCATCAATTAATAGTTCGAGGTTAGAAAATGAGGTAGATGGTCATACATCATCTATTAGCGAAATACAACAAACAGCCGAAGCCATCAGCATGGGTGTCAGCAACGGATGGAAGAATTACGTCACAAACCCCTTGTCTACGGATGGCACAGGTGGAGGTTCTGGTGCGGTATCAGAAGATACAACCGTAAATGACTCTGTATTTGGAACGGTAAGAAGCATATCATATTATAACGAAGCAGAATGGCAGTTAAGGCATACCATAGGAAATAATTATTCTGAGTTGACAGGAAAGACAGTAACTTGGTTCTGCATAGTGGCAGCAAATGGAACGAACTGTAGATTGAATTTCGGATCAGGCTACAATACTTCATATAATAGCCACGCTGCAATACATATGAGTGGAAGCTTTAACTCAATGACGGTGACAAGTGCCCTGTCTGATACTTATTATGAGAATATAAAAAGTGGCAAAACTTATGTCGGAGTTAGCGGTTCTTTGCAATGGTATCTTTGCTGGACTACTGCTAAATTAAAGAGTGGGGTTTCTATCATACCAGATACTAACATCTTGGGCTTTAACTCGATGTATGGAAAATGGGAGATATATTATTGTGGCATCGTTTTGGGAAAGGGATGTCCATCTCTTGATGTGATTATATCCGGTGCAAATTTGAAAAGGACGGGAATTGACATAAAAAATGGATTGATAACGCTTGATGCTGCAACAACAAGAGCGACAGGTGACTTCTATGTACCTCGTGTAATTTCGGAGAATGACGATATGATGGCAAAGGTAGAATCTGGCCACGTGGAAGTACGCAGTAAATCTACACAATCGTATGGTATCTTCGAGATTAATAGTCTTGGTGAAGTTATCTTATCAATGTACGACAAAGATGGCAACTGTGTCATTAACATCGGTGGAACACCTAATACGATAGTCAACGGTGAATGGGTTACATGGAAGCTCTGTGCGAAAGCTGCTGGCCATACATCGGACGGAAAGACATATTATGCGGTTTCCGATTCCGATTGTACAACATACTATCAGTTGAAACTCGGACAGATTAAAAACACTGACAGCGCACTTCAATATTTCTTACCACCATCATGGAATGCGACACAGGGACAACAGACGACAGATACCGATGTCATTGCTCGTAACAACAAGGTGTTTACCAATTACACTACATCCAGTCCAAAAGCCACGATGGAATCTGAGATAAAAGCTCTGACGACAATTCCAGATGGTTATTACGCTAAACCAAACGACGGAAGATTTGAAGTAGAAGCTAATATATATGGCCCGACCAATTATGTAATGAAACTTTATCATTTCGTTGGTGGCGTACTGACAGAGACAATAGAGCAACGTTTCAGTTTATAAAAATATAATGATTATGAAACATGTATTTTACAACAACATCATTCCATTTCGAGGATTTCGTGCTATGGCACTATTTCCTTTCATATTTGCGAGAAAGTCTGAAAAGTGGTTGAAGGACTATGTGATTAACCACGAGACAATCCATCTACGCCAACAGCGTGAGGTGTTTGTAGTGGCTTTAATATGCGTGCTTGTATTGATAATTACATTTTCTCTTTCTTGGTGGTGGATGTTCGCTTCTACATTAGTGTACCTATTGCTCTACAGCATCTTCTATCTGGCATTCCTCATACGCTACAGAAACAACGATGAGGCGTATTGGGCAAATCCTTTTGAGGCAGAGGCTCGCGCCAATCAATGCGATTTCAATTACTTAAAGGAAAGAAAGATGTTTGCTTGGATTAAGTATATAGGAAAGAGAATATTTCAAAAGTAAGAATCTATGGCAACAATTACATCAGAAGAAAGAGAGAAGTTCTTGCAACTGATGCAGGAATACAACAAATCGCTTGAAAACCACAGCGAGGTTGAGGTCATCACTGCCGAACAGATTGATGACACCATCACCATGCCAGGTGTAAAAGGCTCAACTGACCCCAATACTGGAGAGTTTACGCCTGAGAAATACGTGCAGGCTCCCATGAGTGCGTTTGCTAAGCCTGCCACCGATGCAGCAGCTTTGGTGCAAGAGCGCATAGACGCTTTCAACAGTGCCGTAAACAGGGCTGAGAGTGTGTTGCTGGAGATGCAGTCGGCTACGGAAGATGCACGTGGCATCGTCGCTACGGCAGAGCAGGCAGCGGCTGATGTCCGTGAGACTTTGGATGCACTCCGAAGCGTTGAGGTCAATGCCCGTCAGCTGGCGCAAGATGTAGAGACGGCAGAAACCCTCATATCAAATCTGAGGCAGGCCATCGCAGATGCACAGTCGGCAACCAGCAGTGCCACGACGCAAGCCCAATATGCACTGACACAGGGAAATTATGCCAAACAGCAGGGCGACCGCGTAGATGCTGCCATTCTTGACATCAGCACACAGAAACAGGCTGCAATCGACGCAGCAGCTAACGCCAACAGCGCATATAACACCATCAAGACTTGGTATGATTCCGTTTCGCCTGCATGGACTGACTGGTTCAATGCTCGCAAGGCAGAATGGACTTCGTGGTTTACCAATGGCGTGGTGGTGACATGGAGCCAATGGTTTTCCGACACCCTTGCCACAGGTGTACGCAAGGTATGGGCTGACTGGTTTGCCAACATACAGAGCACCTATAACACATGGTTCTCTTCCGCTCAGACAGCTGAGAACAGCCGAGCTACTGCTGAAACGAGCAGGGCGACGGCAGAATCAGGCAGGGTGACGGCTGAGAATAACCGTGTGACAGCGGAAAACGGACGTGTGACGGCAGAGAATGCCCGTGTCACGGCAGAGACAAACCGCATGAACGAGCAGAATGAACTCAACTCACATCCCGTTACGATGGGTGAGAACGGCAACTGGTGGCGGTGGGATTTAACCACACACAAATACGTTGACACGGGAGTATTGGCGAAGGGTGGTATTCTCTATCCTACCTTCGAGATAGACACTGATGACGGAGGTCTCTACATGTACGGCACCAACGAGGTGACAGACGAGAGCTTCGATTATGACGAAACAGACGGTGGGCTGTACTACCTCCCAAGAACAGGCTCACAATCACAAACAGCATCATAATTTAATTAAATATTTTTAGTTATGTCAGCAAATAGTAACAACAATCAGGAAGAAAGGGTACTGATGGGCTATGTCGGCTTCGTCGAGGTGCCAGGCGGTTATCAGTCCGCCTACAACTACCGAAAGCTGAACTACATCACTACCGATGACAGCTGTTATCTCTCCAAGGTGAACAACAATCTGGGCAATCCGCTTACAGATACTACTAAGTGGCTATGTATCGCCAACGGAAAGCCAGCGACCGCTGCTGCTGCACAAGCACTGCAGGCGTATAACAACTGCGTCGCCAAGATTGCGGAGGTCAACGCTCTCATAGAAGACCTCAACGATGCAAGCGGTGTGACGGCAGAGACCCGTGCAGCACTCGCAAGCATCAATACCAAGATGGCGGAGGTCACTACGACACAGCAGCAGCTCGAAGCCTTGCGCAGCGAGATAGCCAGTGCCATCACAGCAGCTAACGAAGCCTATGCGCTTGTCTCTCAGATTACGGGCGTTGACGTGTTCGCACAGATTCCAGCTACCTTGCGCGTCATATACGACCGCACGGTGCCTTTAGGCTCGAATCCTATCATCAAGCATGAGATGTTCCCCGAAACGGCCAATCACAATGTATTCTACCTCTCGCGTGACACTGATGTCACTCCCGATGGTGTGGTCACATCTCCAGCGACAGCAGGCGACGTGAACATCTACGTGATAGCCAAAGGGCAATCTCATCTTTGGGCGCAGATAACCATCACTTTCAGAGCACTCGAAGCCCGTACCACTGAGGACGGCACAGCCCGTACAGCAGAGGACGGCACAGCAATAGAATGTTAATATTAACCCCTAAAAATTAAGAGTAAGATGAAAATTACAGACATGACACCCGTCACCTCTCTTACAGGTGCGGAAAGTATCGAAATCGTGCAAAATGGTGTATCGAAGCGTTGCACGCTCGACCAGATTGCAGCAGCCCAGCCTGACAGCAACGGTGTATATCCCGATGTTCCGCTGAACCGCGTGACCTTGAAACGCTATTCAGGTCAGACCAGTACCACCGTTGTGGTCAGTGACAACCTCGGAATGATTGACGCTATCGCTGCCACAGCCTATCCTGTACTGCTTGACCGCAACAGCGAGATTGTCGCCTATCTGAACGGTAACGACATCACAAAGACCGCTGACGGCCTGACGGCTACCCTCAACGATTGGCTGCATCAGTGTATGGTGCGCATGGGTGGTATCTATTACAAGTATTACTATGTGGCCAGTACCAACGAAAAGGTGTTCCACTTCTCGACGAAGAAGGTGCGCGGTTACAAGTACATCCGTCGTCGTTTCCTGAACATGTTCGGTGGCACGGTTGAAGAGCATGACAGCAAGCCCATGCTTTTGTCTATCGCAGACCGCTATACTACGCAGTCGAAGACTATCAGCCAGTACCACACCTATGCCAAGAATCTCGGAGAGCATTACCGTGAGATTGCGACCCAAGACCGTGAGGTGTACCGCTATTACTTCTGGCTGCTTGAACAGACGTTCAACTCTCAGAGTGTGCTTCGCGGCATCTGCGATGTCAGCTGGAATGACTGGTACAGCAACGATGATGAGTACGAAACTGAAGGTGCTCACAACTGCCCACCGTTCCATCTCACGGGTATCACCAAGACCATTGCAGGCCATAAGGGTGAGATAAGCATCCAGCATACGTTTGTCGGCAACGGCAACACTGCAACCGTCAAGCCCTATAAGTGGCTATGGCGTGAGAACATGCTGAGTGGCCCCTATTGGATATGGGAAACAGGCTACATGAAGAAAGGTGGCAAGTGGTATCGTGCCAAGAACATCAACACCAACGTATCTTTCGACCCGACGGACACCGCCAACTGGGAGTTTGTATGCGACGAATGCACCGTTGCAGGTTACATTCTCGAAAACTATGCAGACACACTGCTACCATCTCTTACGGGCGGTTCTGATTCTACAGGCCATGCAGATAATTATTGGCGCGGTGATGACGCTAATGCACTGTACATCCCTGCT